CTCTTTCCGCACGTATAACATCTTTATGTAACGTTTTAGCTTTAGCCATATCAACTGAGATGACTTTTTTATTACTGCTGAGTGACCATGCATCTCGAAATGTACGGTTGTCCGGTTTTGTAACCTTTGAACCTTCTACCGTATCATCTCCAACTTTAATGTAACTTGTCATGCTGCTAAATCCTCTTCGTCAATTACTAATTTCCATGCATTTCTGTATGTTCTATCAACAGGAATCATACTACGCCTACAAATCGTGAATCGTGGCTTGTTTCCTGTTTTATCATTCCAGACATACTCTGGCACATCCTTCTGTAAGATGTATTCCATGCATTCTTCTTGTGTCATAGCACCTATAGTTTCCGCATATGGATGTTTAGCGCCTCCTGCTTCTTTCCACGAAAAACTTTTGCCGGGGTTATCTTTAATCCACTGAGCTTGTACTCTTTTGTCCCTAATATATACAGTAATATCAGGCATAAAATTACCATGCATAGCGTAACCTAACCAATTAGGAGATGGAGTTGTAACTTTAACTGGCGAATCTAATTCAGTAGGATCTTCCCAGACAATCGAATACTCTGGTTGTACAGGCAAGCACCCACGAGATCTTAGTAAATCTTCTCGCTCTATAAGTTTCATTCCATCAGCTTCTTCCTTGGTCAGTAATTCTGTCATGCCAAATCTCCTATAGCATGAGTACTGACTATATCACTGTCTACCAGTGAGCCATCTGATACCTTTCCTGTTAAAACTTGCACATCCGTTGTATTTAAATCCTGCGACCAAGCCGCGAGGTAAAAACCTCCGGTTGTTAATGCTCCATGTACCGCTGTATATTCAGTGGCAGAATCAAAATCCGTATTCCACGTAACATCGTAATCTCCAGTGCCGTTGTCAACGACACCACTTACGTTCAATGAATCTGCTGGAGTAGTACTAAAGGTTCCACTTCCATCAAAGACACACCAAGATGAAACAGTTCTTCCGGCAATTGAAACAAGATCTAAAATTCCCTGAACAGTATCTCTTTTGGTATTTCCACTGTCGTTTACATCTCCCAGAAGTATGGAATCTCCAGCAGCTATGGTGACCTCAGTGAAATCGCCTACGAATGCATCTTTGATTTTAGTTTCATCAATCGCATTGTTGTCAATCATGGCAGTAGCAATAGAACTCCATGACGGATCAGTACCATCAGACTTTAACACGGTATTAGCACTTCCTACTGCTAATCTTGCAACAGCGGAAGCACCTTGTACTGCAACATCTCCACGAGTAGTTAGAACATCTATACCAGAACCAGTAGCTCCAGTAGCTCCAGTAGGAAGTCCAAAGGTAAATACTCCAGTAGAAGAGTTATAAGCTACAGTAGCAGATTCACCAACGCCTAAAGTATTAGCTACAGGACTAGAACTAACTAGTGTGGAAGCGTCTATTAGTGTAGTAATGTTACCATCACTAACACCCTGGTTATATGAAGTTACTGACGTATGTGCAGTAGTAACAACGCCATACCGTTTGTTATCTGTAACAAATTCATTAACAGTATAACTTTTGCCCGCTGCCCAATCTCCAGCATATGATGCATCAACACTAATCGACTGCCAATACGTAGACTGTGCTGCACGTTCAGCCGAGAAAGATAAAGTACTGGATGTTGTATGAGCTACAAGTACTTCCCAAATAGTATCATCCGCAGAATCAATATATCTCTCGCCAACAGCAACAGTTGTAGCAGCTTGCCAAACTCCTTTAACATTACTAATAGACAAATAACGGGCTAATAACGCATCAACTTCATGCCAGTTATTATGATCATCCTCATGCCAAGGAATCTTGTCAAAGTCGATTAAGTTGAAGTTATAGTTAGTGGTTGTAGCCATAAAGCCACTCCTTCAGCTTAAACGTCTATTTCTGTTCCAACTACCTGAACATTAAGTGCTTGCATTGTACGAGTTGCAACTGTGTATGTAACAGTATCACCAGCAGACAAGTAGTATTCAAAAGGTGCTGGAGCAACAGTAAGTAATGCAGTAGCACCTGTTGGAGCAGCAGCAGTTTCTGGGTTAACCATTAACGTACTATTAGAATGCAGATAACGATCCGCAGTCATATTAAGTACAATTGCTACAGCTATTCCATTAACAGTAATAGTTAGATCACCATCAGCATTTGATGCATCAGATCGACCTGACCACATGATTTTAACTTTAGCAGCTTTCCCTGCTGGGACAGTATATACGGTAGTGGTTGCTGCCGTAGCTGTCGTAGCTTCTCCGAGAACTCCAATTTTATCAGCCATATTCTAACTCCTATTAAAGTGATGCCCGTCCTAATGCTATATCTCTGGGCAAGTCACTAGGAGCCACGACATTGTGATGCCTAACAACTGCGTCTTGCACTTCAGACTCGGACAGAAAGCCGTAAAATGCTTTCGCTCCAGCAACACTTGTTCGTTGCTGTAACGCAGAAATCTCGTTTTTAATTATCAACATTTGTGCTCTAAAAGTAGCTTTAGAGACTTTTGTATTATCAGCGGGAAATGTTGAGTCAACTGCACTAACCATAGTTATCTCCTTGGTGACCCTGTTAAGTACGCAAGTGTAATAGAAATAAACTTTAAAGCTTTAGTAGCATCCCCGGACATCCTAAGTTTCTGTATTTTATACTTAGCTGTCCAAGCATACAACTTCTCTAGTCTTGTAGGTCTACCACCACCAAAGTCATCTCCAAATTCATCAGCACCAAATCCGGGACTATCTCCTCCTTCGAAGACCATTGATAGTGCAGGATTAAGTACATCTACATCCCACCCTAAACCATCATCAAACTTCAAGTCATCTTCTACCCAATTTTCTCCAAAATCTGTTTTGTCTATGTATATATTATCAGTAAACATTTGAACAGTGAACTTATTATCGCCCTCTGTATCAAAATTTATATACCTACTATTCTTAACATTAAATCTCTGGTTATGGTCTGACCAAGGAAGTTCCCAAGCAAATCTAATAGGAATACCACTCTTATTAGTATCAGCTACAGGATTCCATCCAGTATAGTCATCCCAAGGAGTTTCATCTTCCCACATCTCCTGATCACCAGCGTAATCTGTAAATACAGTTTCATTAGGATTTTGTGCATCAGCTAATCTAAATACCTGAGTACCTTCTCCTAAATAAATATCTTTCAGTGCTGACCTACAACCACAACGAAACTTCCAGTTACGCCAGTCATGCCAAGCTTCTATCTTTAACTTCTTATTCCTTTTATATACGAAACAACGATATTCCGTAATCTGTTCATCTAATGCTGCATCAGGGATAAATAACATATAATTGTTACTAGCACTATCCCAAAGACTCCAAGTCTTGTCTTCAATAGCAGTAGTCGAGTTTATATTTTCTACTGCTTGGTTATATGCTGGATCAATTAAATATGAATGACGATCACTGGTTACCGAGCCAGTAAACAACGCTCTATTAACCGCAGATACTCCATTTATATCTCCAAAAAACATATCATCTACAACAGTTTGCACTACTCTATGGGATAATGCGCCAACATTTTCAAATGCATCATCAAATGTAGGAGTATGAACACTCTCAGTAAATATTCCTAATACTCCGGGAAGTGTAACATCCTCGAACAACACCATTAAGTTATCACGAAATCTACCTAAACCTTTAATAGATTGAGATCCAATAGGTACTCGCGATCCTAGATCCAAAACCACAGAGTCATTAGGTGAACCGTCACCAACCCAAGTACCACTAGTATCAGTATTACTAATAAATAATCTATCTTCTTCACCCGGAGTCAGGCTCCCTGCCATAATTAAATACCGTCCATGAGCAACAACAAACCGTGCTATAGGTGTATTAGCATTTGAATTATCTGCTAAGTCTTTTAAGTAAGAACAATAAATATTTGAAGTTATTATTAAAGGCTTATTAACACCATTACAGACTATTAGATCTCCATTAAACTGTGCGAAAGAGGCAAATGTAGTTGTAGACCACCCCGCAGGACTTCCAGAAAGACTACTAGCCCAATCATCTGACCATATTTCTTTTACAGTACCAGTAGAATCTATTGCGACAAGTTTACCATTCTTACCAACACATATTATATGGTTAGAATAATACTCCATATTAATAATTTCATCTAGGTAATCACTGGTATCTGCAAACAAAACAGTTCCGGGACGTACTGATTGTGCCCCATCAATACCTCTTTGCATATTCTCCAGTACTTTAGAGTATTTAGATGTTAAGTTTAGATCAGCATCAACAACATTCCAACCACCAGAGAAATCTCTGATTGTAGCATCAAGGAGTACACTACCTCTCCTGACTTGTTGATTACGCTTAAATAAAAATGTATCAGTCATTAGAATAGGGACTTATCCGTTGTTGTTGTTCTCGGCACTTTTACTTTTTCAGTAGTACTTAAACTTAAGTCTTCCATTGGTTTTCGTGGTTTGTACTCTAGCAATGGTGTTTCAGTTTTTGTAGGTGTTTTTGCTTGTGGTTCATTGCTTGTGAACATATCAAGGGCTTCTTCGATACCTCTTTTAGCCAATGTTCCTAGTAACTTACCACCTTTTATTACTCTACCAATAGGTAGAAAATTTGCTATAGTACTTAAGTCTTCATAGCCTTGTTTCTGGCGTTCTTCTAAAGGCTCTCCACCAAACAATTCATCAAAAGTATTTGGTTGTCCTTCTAGAACATTTGAACCAAGATCATCTATAGGAGTA